TCCATTTGGATTTTGAAACACTAATCTAATATCTAGTTCAGGATGTTGTTTTTGTATTAAGAGGTGTTTTTTGCGATCTTCTAAAACCCACCTACCCTTTGTTTCAACAAGTATCCCGTTTGGTAGAGTGAAATCAACTGTATATTTATGTTTGGTTTCAGGTTTAATATAATCTATCTGTGTAACCTCGTAACCAAAGTCAACTTTGCTTTCTGTTAATTTTTCTGAAACTGTGTGTTCAAATCCTGACCTGTAACCGTGTTTTATTGCGTTGGCCCTTGTCTTGCTTATTTTTCTTGCCATATTTATGTATCGAATCTTACCTCTATTGTTGTATCATAACCTTCGTCTTTTCTCAATGGTCGAGATAATTTGCCCACCGCTAAAAGTCTTGCATGGTCATCGTATAAACCTATTGTTGTTATATATGGATCCCAATCTGTATCAGCAACGAATGAAGCTATTTTTGCTTCTCTTAGGCCAGTTGCTGATCTATCTAATATAGTAGGGTTCGTTGTAAAATTAAATTCGCCTCTTTTGATTTCGGCTGTGTATGAATTTTCAGTTATTACGTGGGTATTTTTAAACGACGCGGTACAGTTCCGAACAATGTCTTGGTATGACGTTGAAGGATGGGTTATCGTAACTATCCCATGTTCATGCATTACGTTTCCAACAAATGGGGTACCATTAGGGCAAGCATATATTAGTTGACGCTGGTCAGACGTTAGTGCTTTGTCAAAAATATTAATTTCATCCAATGCTCCAGATAATGGTCGCATGAATTCCCTATTCATTTTTCTAACTGGATTGCCTGTGCCAGGGTTTATCCTATACAGTCCGTCGTTAGTTTTTTCGTATTCGCCGGACCAAGTCATTCTTGTTGCAACGCCAAAGTAAATATTATCTTTATTTTTAGTGTCTCCTTGGTCTACCTGTTTAATTTTGTGTTGGAGTGTATTATTCACGTATAATTCTAAAGAAGAACCAGTTTTTTGAAACAATACGTGATGGAAATTTCTTTGGTCGTCAACAAAAAGCTCAGACGAACTAACCTGATACAGATTATGGCCGTCATTTCGTCTTGCCAATATTTGGCCTGGGCGACCAACGGTACCATCCGTGTTTGTCATAGAAAAAGTTGGATATGTCCCAGTATTTGGAGCTATAAGGGAATCATAATTGCTTTCTGCCGTGAACAATGGGCCAGTGATAGATCCGCTATGCGCAGGTGGGGTTAGTCCATGGTTGACTGCTGATACAGTTAGTTTAATTAAGCTGTTCATCTCATCATTAGCCGTTGGTAATTTTGGAAAGGGTGAACTGTATCCTCCATGTTCTGTTGATGATGATCGATGTAATGTTTGTAGTTCGTTTGGCATAATGGTTAGCGATGACGGTATGTTGACTGAATCAAATCCAGCAGAGGCTATTCCTTCGCCATTCGTAAAATTAGTCAAAACTGAAGAACCGCCCACCCTAAGATCAGTTCCTATTTGAACACTGAATGATGGGTGGGCCTCTATAGCGCAGTACGATCTAGAAGCAACGTTCCAATAGTCGAATGCGCCGCTAATATGAGCAGTTGTTCCTGGGAAATAATATGCCGAACCTAGATCTATCACCGTAGTACTATGCGTTGCATATGCGCCAAGATCTGGCGCGTTAGATGAACCACTTTTCCAATAAAAGACATGTCTTTCTTGTGATCCTGAATCGACATTTTCAGAAGGTGCGTATGATTCAGTAGATCGGCACGATAATATAAAGAAACTAGAGGTATACATGGATGGTAGAGGGGGTCCTGCCTGATTAAATCCGTCTGATGTATCGGTATCGTTTGGTTCAGGGGTATTTGCGTAGGAATAATTAGAAAACGTGTTTTTTGGACTGGTAGTTTGCATATCATTGTGTCCGGGTCCGTTTGACGTTGTTCCAAGATGATCAAAATTTCCTACGACCGACGAACTTATAACTATTTCACCAAGATAGCCGTCAGTAGAAGTTCTGGGGGGCATTGTTGAGGCACTGATCATCAGGATTCGTGGGGATGCAGATGATGTCTGGCCGACGTCCATTCCCGAGTTGATTACCCTATTTAATTGTTGCGCAAATGCTAGGTACGAACCAGTGATGGATGATCCGTGAATAGATACGTTTGGGTAGGTTGCATTTGATGCGGAAGTTAATGAAAACTTATGTTGTGTCCCAAATACATCCTTGATTGTTACTGCTGAAGACTCACTAGGCTGCCTTAATATTTTTGCATAATTTGTCCTAGATGGGCTTATCGTTTTAGAAAATTGCCTATAGTTTGGGTGAGTTGTAGCGTTTTGATTGTTGATACTACCAGTGTTACTCTCTACACGGACACCATCTATATTTGCAGCTGGATCCCAACCTCCGCCAAATGTTTTGAACGTGGAGGCAGATGGACTCATTCTAAACGTGAAGTTTCGGCCTGCATGTCTGTCAAAATTTGTTCCTGGATTGGAATCGTTTTGCCAATGTAAGTGGCCATTATATCCAAAGGCCAAGTTTGTATACGTTGCAACAACCGAGGGCTTTAGAAAGGCGGTCATCATACCTATTTTTGATGCGTATTTTGATTGAGTTGCCGCGTTATTAAAGTGATTTACAACCGCGGTAGCATCACCATATACGCCATTGACGGTTGGAATATACATGTGATGGTTAGTATTTTTTCCGTCAACATCTGCATTATCTGACGAGTGGGTTACGACAATTGTTAATACGTTATCTTCGTCGTGGCCAATTACGAAGCTTGAACTACCTGCTTCTTCAATCTGCTCGCCGCCATAAGATGAAAATGCTAATGCTATAGATGCACTATGTGCAGATGCAGATTCAATACAGTGGTTTGTGATTCTAAACAATTGCTTTGCTGATCGTCCACTCGTTTCCCTTGTTGAATATGCCTGCTGTCTAAACGTTAGTTCTGATGTTTCCCGTATTCCGGCTGTTTGGTTATACATAACTATGTCGAACGGAAAATGACTAGACCAGTGGCCGCTATTGGTATTTGAATCATCGTGATCCCCTTGTCCCGACGTAACTATATAATTAAATAATCCAGTAGTGTCTGACTGGGTTGGGGGTAATTTTGCCCATAGTGAAACTGCAAAATCTTCATCTTTTCTAAAGTCTAGTTTATCGTGCTTCTCTGCTCTAAAAAAACTATACTTATTAGGATCGTATATATTTCCCTTTTGGCCTGTTAACATTGCTCCTGATCCATGCTTACTAGATGAGTTTATGAATACAGAATTTCCAATTGTATTTGTTTGGTATCTAGATCCATCCTTTACTTTCACAAAGAAACTAGGGCAATGACCAGAAACATGATCTTGATGGTATGGGTATAGTTCGTTGAAACCCCAATAACCAACAAGACTGGAAGTCGTTGTACTATATGTTTTATATGGGTGGGCTAAATTGGCTGCGTTTACGTCGTATAAATTTCCAAATCCGTCTTCTCGTAATTCAACAGTTCCACTCAATATTCTTAGAGAAGGATTATCTACGTCAAAGGTAATGTCATTTTCTAGTAGCTTGTCGCCAAATAATTGTTGGGGTATGGATAATATTTGAGCATTACCGTTTAATTCTCTATATTCATTCCTAGTAGGTTCCACGCAAAATGAATTATCTAAATTTACATTTATTGCATGGGATCCATTGTAGTACATGTGGGCTAGGGATGTGTGGAGACTCCGCTGATAAAAATTGTTGGTTGTTTGGAGTTCGGTGTATGTTATTCCGGCAATTGTTCCAACCAAGAATTCGTCATGCCTTATATTTCTACCTGAATTGTGATCGTGGGTAAATGCATTTGCATGTCGTGACTTATAGCCAAACAATTGGTATTTTTCATATCCTTGTTGCGATCCGGAATACTCTGTTACAGTTACATCATACTGTTTGTGTGCAGTATATTTTGTATTAACAATGTTATCGGTTCTAAACTTTTTAAATGTAGTAGACATAACATTACCCTAACCTAGTATTCCAATTTAATCCTAATTAAAGCTTCCCTGTTATATGTTTTAAGTAACGGCTTACTTAATTTTGCAACCGCTAATAATTCATTGTTGTCATTATACATACCAACAGTTGTTACATAAACTTTAGGATCCTTAAAAAAGGTTGGGTGCGTAAACGTTCCTTGTGAACCGGAAGTAAACGTTGGGTTATTACTGAAGTTGTACTCATTGTTTTTCACCCTGATAAAATAATGGGTAGCATGGACAGTTTCCTTGTTTCTTGCTGCGAAGTATGGTCCGGACTGAACATGTTTAAAGAAAGTTGTTGTGTTTGCATTTGACACGGTAACTGGAGTTGCACAGTAAGCAAATGATTGGGAGTTTATATCCATACCAATCTCGCCATCTATCCCAACACTGTCTAAAATAATCATTCCATTGTCAGGGTAAAACAAGCCGTATTCTGTATATGGAGTACTTCCGTTTGCGCCGTTTGCTATAGTACCACTAATAATCTTATATACTTTTCCGCCTTCAGTTACACTACCATCTGATGTTGCTGAATCATCTATAAATTTCATACCTACACTTCCAGCGGTTCCTGCTGCCGTTACTCCTGATCCTGGAGAAACTGTACCTGAAATATGTAATTCCCAATTTGCTGGGTCTACCTTTTCCCTAAATCTATTTCTTTGAATATTTATAGCGAAAAATTGTTGTAAATTTGAATTTAATGAACCAGACCTATTAGTCAATGAAAATTGATCATCATTCGGAGCCAATAATAAATTGGCGTACTGGGAATAAATTGCTTTAGTCGGACTAAAACCAACGCTAGCATATTGGGGTTGTTGAGAACCTGACCCTTTATAGTGTCCATAAGCTACTGAAAACTGTACTTCGGCAGATGTATTGGAGGTTGGATCTTCTCTATATACATCTAAATAATATTCACCTGAACTTTGACTTTGTACTGATGAAGTAAAAAATTCTCCAGCAGCAAGAACGCCATCTTGGTTAGACCACATTGCTGCAGTTACTTGATCTGTATCTGAACTTTCAACAATATCTTCACCACTAAATTGTTTATATATTGGTTGTAATACTGGAGAGGTTGGTCTTCGTCTTACCTGCCTAATTCTAGGTAAGTCTCTTTTGTGACCAACTCTTTCTATTTGATTTCTTCTCGGTGATCTGCTAAACCTATCGCTATATTTTGCCATGTTTTATCCTCTTAGTATACTGCGCTTTCTAATATATTAGAACTTAAATTTTCTTTATTTACTGTAAGGCTGATTGTTTGTACTCCTCCAGTTTCGTTACCAATAATAGTTATAGTTGCAGTCTTAGTCTCTATTGGTTGTGGCTTTGCAACAACTTGGAATCTTCTACCAGTTACCGTAACAGACTTAGTACTATCTCCTGCAAAATCTGCGACTGTTGGATTAAATCTACTATCAATTTCTCCTCCAGGCGCTATGTTTATATATGCCGCGTCTGTATCAGAAAGGATGGCTGTATATCCATACGTATTATTTCCATTAGCAAAATTAACGGTTGTAGGCGTAATCGTAGTACTTTGTCCGCCAACACTAAACGTTATTGCTGATGGTTGAACAGATAATACAGGCATTCTAGAAACATTTTTTGGTAATGTTACTAGCTTATACTTCATAACTTGAGTTTCATCCGGTACAGCCTCCACTAATGGTAGAGCCTCTATGGCTTGTCCATAGTAATTAGATCCAAGAGAATGATTAACATCCCAAAGATTATAATCTATTTCGTCATCTGCTAATGCATATTGTGTTATGTCAAAAAACTGAGAACCTTTTGCTAAAAGCTCTCTACCTTTTTTTGTTAAAATTGCATCTACTGTTATTGTTGTTTTGTCTAAATATCCCATTGCTTTTGCTCCTTACATTTTTATTCGTATATAAATATATCTTTCCGATAAAATTAGTTAACTATAGAAACTGTAGTTTGATATATTATCATTAATTAAATCTACCAGATCTTGGACTTGACCGTCTAGCTGTTCTTAGACTAGATTCTCTTGACCTTAGGCGGCCAGTAGTTCTTGGATTAGTCCGAGCAACTGTTCGCCCAGATCCTCCTCTCGTTATATTTGTAACCCTCTCTCGGCCGGTACCTTCACCAGATGTTAATACCCTGCCATCTGCTCCTTCTTCAGAAGCAACGTATTTATATGGACTAGTCTCGTGGAATTCAACCACCGGTCCACCATCTATAGTTTCCTTTGATTCCATATTAAATGCCGATCCGACAAGTTTACAGCCGTTCCAATATAAATTTTTAATCGCTATAGCTTTGTAATCTTGATATTCTGCAGGTTCAATTAATGAGTGAGAAGGCAATAATTGACCGTTTAGCCTTGACCCATCATACGCGTCTACTATATTGGATAGTATGTCTGCCTCAGGAATTGGTCTACCTAGGGATTGACTAAATGCGGTTGCGTAATAAAATAGCTGTTTCTTCTTTTCAAACGATTGGCGCATATCGCCTACAAATGGTACAATGAGTTCACTAGTTAATTTTCGGTTTAGGCCATGTTTCTTAAATCCTTGAGTAACTCCTGGTGCGGTTGATGCTGTATAGTTATCTAATATTCCGCCGCCTTCAATGTCATTACCAAGAATAACCTGGTTACTGGTTCTATATTTACTGCCAATAGAGGCCTTTGCATTTCTTAGATTTTTCAGTTTATCATTGATTTGGATATATGGGTTTGGTGGGGTATGGATAGTCATACCTACACTATCCCTTTGCCAGTATGGATTCCAAACTCTAGCACCATTTGTTCCTGTACTTCCAACGTCTGAAAGATCAATAGTTGTATATACATATCTAGATCCTAGGAATCTATGGTCATAGAAATCGGAATAACCAAGTTCGCCCTCTATTTCTCCAACAGATCTGTTATCAAGGGATGCATCCTTTAATTTATTAGATAATGGGCGGTAATTCTTTGATATCTGGCTGTTATTCCACGATGGAGTTAAACTTTGTGCGCCATCTCTGCCGTGGGGTCTATTTATTGCGCCGGCCCTATAATATGATCCACTAAATACTCCTCCTGTTTCAGTTGTATTACCGACTGTAGATGCAATAGCTCCGTTTAGGTTTCCTTCGATAGTAAATTGCATAGGTATCTTGTCATAAGTATATCCCGTAAAACTGGCACTAGGCCGAGTTAATATCTTCGGTCTTTCTAGTCCATGGGGTTTTAACAATAATCCTACTTGGGCGTTTGTCCTTACTGGTAGAAGCTGCCTAACTGTTCTGAATAATGAATCGTCAAAGTATTTTAAAATATATAGAAAATCAAAGAAGGATGGATTACCGGTGTATTTTTTAAAATAACTATTCCTTAACGCCGTTAAAGGATTATACGCTGGTTTAAATTCATCGCTTGGTGCACCAACAAAATTATCATATTCAAACGGTCCAAATTCGTGGGCGATGTCCAATTCTATTTCGTCTACTGGGGAAAAATATATACCTAATCTATTTTCGTCTACTGGGTTTGTGTCTGCTGAACTGATTTCTTTTTTTGCGTCATGGGTAAGATTTCCACGTAGCTTATTGTCTTCAATCCTTATTTTTTCAGAATAAGGAGATGGGCCGATGTTTCTTGGACTTAGAGTGTAGTGTCTTTCTTCTACTTCCTCGTATTGGGTTAGTCCTGTGTTTGTGAACCCACCAAATGATGCTGAGGTAGCTATTCTAGTAGATACTGTACTTGAATGGGGATCAAGTAATCTAAATCTAGTATCTACATGGTGGGGGTGGCTGGATGAGGCAATAGATCCGTTAGAAAAATCTATTTTACCCAAATCACAGCCTAAACTATATCTCAATAATAGGTCTGTATATGAACTAGTAACATTTAGACCGTTCGCTATTGTTCTCGGGGCTCCTACATGTATATTAAAATAAGATTCTGTTAATTGATTATGGTAGGTTCTCCATTCTTGAACCGATCCTGATAAAGCTTTTAGTTCAGTTAATGAAGAGAAGCTTGAACCAAGAGTTGTTGCCCATGTGTTTGATGTTGGAGATCCACCAAGGTACTGTTTTAAAGTACTCCTGGTTTGGGCCGTTGGTACGTTTAAAATGGCATCAACATATCCAATAGGCTGTTCTGTTATTCCCCAAGCTGAATTTGCAGCAACTCCTGCTGCAGTTTCACCATCTGTTACATGGGAAGCAGTTAATTGGTGGCTAAGTCTACCAAATTGGCTGAAATCGCCCTGTTTTTTACAGAACATATTATACGTTAAACTTTGGCTAACATGGTCTAGCATATCTACAGATTCTGTGAAAGCGTAGTATTCAGTTAGTTTTAATGCGTCATGCCTCATTAAAGCAACGTTCCACCAATCGCCATCAAATATTGGGCCATAGTTCGTTGATGATGTTATTGTTGGTTGGCCATTACTTCCGCTCATAACAAATACCAATCTACCATATGGACTATCTGTTGGAGCCGTTTGGTTCATAGATGTT